ACTAAAGTTATACGTTAGAACGTATCCCTTCTCTTCCAAGATTTTTTGCATTTCTTCATCCATAAACTTATCGCTTACCCAGCAATAACTATCTCCGCGATTAACCGCTTCCTGGATTTGCTCTTTGATCATACGAAGTTTCGCGTCCGCGAGCTTCTCGTGGATTTCGTTAGTATCCGGAATGTCTCGGAATTCAATTTTTAAATCTAATGCCATTTTAATTCTCCAAATTTTATTACCAACTAATAATGCAACGTTGTGGATGTTTTGTAAAGTATACTTGATAACCGGCTGCCATCAAAGCTCCACCAATCCCATCGACTTTATCTTCCGGCAAATTTACCGAGGTTTCTCCGCGTTTCGCGGCATCTCGGATAACTTGAGAGACATCATCTAATTGGTGTTGCATCACTAATTGACGCATTTCTTCCGGTGTTGGTAACACAAACATATCGTGTACGATATTACGAAGTTCCTCCTCTTCCGCGCAAGCTTTTGATTGTTTGAAATTTCGATCGTGGTTAGAATCTCCAGTCAAGCGAGGGTCTGACGCCTTTAAGCTCGCAAGTTTGACGTTTTTAATGACTTCGTCTGTGTGTTTAGGTGATTTGGGTTCACCAACAAACAAGCTCAAAGATTCCACATCAATACAAGCAACGGAGAATTCTTCTTTCTGAGCCGGGGCGAGTTCGCGATCAACCCAAAATTCTGAATCTAAGAAACCTTGACCGGGTTCCATTACTTCGAATTCATTCCCCGGCGCCGCGAAGGTTGCAATGTGCTTCACTAACTTCAAACAGACCGGAAGATCATCGTCCATGCGATCAATTTCCATTACTTCAAAATGGTTACCATCTCGGTCAACTAAAATTTGACCTACTCTTACCTCTTCAAAATTCATTTTATGCACCTCTATCCTAATTACCATTCAATCGCGCGTTTAGTTACGGTGTAACCGGCTAGACGATATTTTTCTTTAACCGCTTCTGAGATTGTTGGAAGCTCTTCGAATAATACCGTACGCAAGCCTCGTTTAGCTTCAAGCTCAATAGCATGATTGATTAACGCGATTGTTTCTCTATCATTCTCGTGCTCTTCCGATAGTTCACGTGCTTTTGAAATATCAAACAGATCGAATTCATTCGCCGTGTAAGTTTCTTCTGATGGACTGTAAGGTAGAAGATCTCTAGGATCGATATGCTCATCAAATCGCGCAACAATATCTTCTTCATAAACCTCTAAATCACGTAAGGTAACCACATAGCGATATTGTTTAACATACTCATCAAACTCATAACGAGTCATATTCGCATCTTCGCGCATAAGGGTTTTGTTGTTATGGATCCAACCGGAGTTATAGTAGCCGTCGTTTACATCCAAGATGAAGTCGTCAGCAGTATAACCGATGCCGTAAAGAACTAGACCATCCGCTTCTAGTACCTTAATACAGCACGGGCGTTTATCATCATACTTATCCACTTCATGCAATTTGAAGATCACATCTGTACCTTTTAAGCGTAATAGTGTGCCTTTTTCTAATTTGTGTAATTCGGTTAATTTCATTTCGTTATCTCCTGTTGTTCCTATAAAATTTGCATGTCGATAATAAAGACTTGTGAACAATCGTGAGATTTACGCTTCGCGTAAGATTCTACGGCTTGATTCGGGAACCAGTAAGCATCTTGAACTTCACGGAACGTGTAACCACCAATAGGAGTTCTTACGCGCTTAACAAACTTGGTCATTTCTAATAACCACAAAGCTGGGCGCCCGTCAGTTTCGCAATCGATTGCAGACACGACAAATTCATTGCCGTGCTGGTCTTTAAGCTTAGTTCCTACTGATAATTTTGAATGTTCCATTTTGAAATCCTCTTAATCACTTTATGTGATGTATTATAATAGAACATAACATTAAAATCAATACCAAACTTACAGTTTTTACCTATTGTTGCGATAGCTAATAACTTTTAACTAATAAAAATCTCCGCAATCGCGGAGATCTTTAAGCACTGTGCTACCAAGCAATGCATCCTGCATAGATTTTGTAACCAGCTCTCGAAAATTGTGTAGTGATTTCCAATCGATCTAAATCCGCCGGAATTCTAACACAGGATTTGCCTTGCGCGCTAGCCTCTTTGATAAGCTGGCTAATTTGAACTAGCTCGCGTTTCAAATTAAAGAATTTTTCTTTATTAGCTCGAGCTTCTTCTACTGGGAATATTAAGTTCTCTGCTAACGCGGCTTCTTCGGCTTCTTCCGAAAATTCGATTAGACCTTCGGATTTAAAACTTGTGATGTTTTCTGGTTTTAACAATCTTTCCATTGTAGTTGGTTCCAAATCTTCACAAGTTAGATAGCGATCTGCTTGATCTAGGTTGACTGCGGCATTACGGAAAGAATCCATATCCAAAAAGATCCAATCCCAGTCCCCGACCTCTTCGAATTTCTCATCTTCGTGGTCACCGGAATAGATTACCTCGATATTATCCGGTTTGTAAACCAACTCCAAGCTTAGCGGAATAATAACTCCGTCTTCTGGTTCGAACAAACCATTGTAATCATCCACTTGACATACTTTGAAAATGGCGCCAGTTACGCGATCGCGTACTAAATCACCGCGTTCCAATTCTTCGATTTCTTCAATATTCATTTCATTCCCCATTACCAACTAATTTCACAATCTGCTAAATCTACCAGATAACCAGATTCTTCTAATTTAGATTTTAGCGTTAACAACTCAGCATATTCCATTTTTAATGAAGTTTTGCCTTCGGAGTTTTGTTCAACAATCTTTTGAATACAAGAATCTAAAAGTGCTTCTTCCCCTTTATCGCGGATTTTTCGAAGATCTTTCGGGTTTGGTAACACCAATTTAGGAATGATCGTTGAAATTTTCCCACCACCGGAAAGCTCCAATTCCAACTTGCTCCCTGTAAGGGAAGCTGCTCGGATTTTAGGTTCGGTCAAAACATCCGGCTCTACTACCAACATATCCTTCAAATATAGTGCCCATACGCGAATTTGAGTATCTGTTTGGAACCATTCGCATGCATATTCATAATCCAAGTAAACCCAAAACTTATCACCTGGATTAGTAAACCACTCCTCAAATTCTTCGTGAGGGCTTGCGCAAATTTGTGAAGATTTAGTTTTAATCTCCAACAAAGCCATACCAAAATCTACCTTGAGCACTTCGAATAAAGCGTTGGCGACCGGGTCTCGTAAGATATCGCCTTGCTTGATATCACTCGTATCCGAAATTTTACGCATCGTAGACTCCTTAATCATTCCAGCTTACAAAGTTATTACAAACTGTGTAACCTTGTTCAACTAAATCTAACTCACAAATTTTAAATTCCTCATCAGTTATCCGAATGTCAAATTCTCCGCTTTTAGCGGCGTCTTCGATTCTTAAAGCTACTCGTTCTTTAACGTTCAAGGTGTTTTCCGTCAATTCGCGAGCTCTCTCCGCAGACATAAATGGTTTGTCGCAATCATCCGCTACTGCGGAAGCTTCCGTCTTCGCGATCACTTTAAAATCTGTAGAGGCATCAGGAAGAGATAATTTCTCCTTAACTTGTTCGATCACTTCGCCATATTGCTTGGTATAGCATCGGCTCAATAAGATCACATCCGAAGATGGCCATTCCCCCACTTCGTCGCGGAATTTATAAGCGTCGTCTGCTACTTGGCGAATTTGTCGTGGAACAGAAAATGCGCTCGAATCTTGACGATTGAGAATCTTAACTATACGTTTAGGTTCATCTAATAACATCAAGCGGCAAGTAAATCTGTTTGAAAATATTTCATCTTCAACGCCAACTACTAAGAATTTTAATTCTTGATTTGTAATAGGATCTGTATAATAAACAAATTCATTTTCTTTTACATCATTTGGGGTTAAATCATTCATAATCTTCTCCTAATCAAATTTCTCAAAATATACCGCATCGTAATAAACTTTGTAACCTAAATTAACGAGCTCTTCTCTGTACATTTCGACTAATACTGGCGGTAATTTGATATGATCTTCATCTTCTTTAATCGCTTCCGCTAATTGTTCTACGAACATCTTTTGGAAATCTGCTTGGCTAGTATAACGAAGTTGATTAACCTCATCCGCGCTTGGGATATTAAGTTCTCCCCGAACTTCGGGTGCTACTAACGCGATTTCTGAAGAGCCGTCACCTTCCGCTGTGGTAAGATCTTCCATTAATGCGCGGTGCGCAAGAATTCGCCCATTCTCAATTTCTTCCGTTTCAGCAGATTTAGGCACATGATGCATCGAGGTATAGAACAGGCGATCTAAAGTAATAGAATTCTCTGGGATACCCCAACCGTAACGATCTTTGTAAGATCGGTTTGAAATATACGGCCAGCGACGTACACCCTTAAAGGGGAATTCTGCGTATTCGCTAACGATAATGCCATTACTGTGTTCTAGGTCATCCAATAATTGTAACTCTACTGGTTGCCAGTCATCGTTTCGATCGATTTCAGTAACTTCAAAATCATAAACTTTTCCGGTTACCGGATGTTCCCAAGATACTTGATCCCCAACTTCTAATTTGCGATAATTGATGTATTCTAAGTTATTCATAAGATTCTCCAGTTGCTTGCAAATACTTAAGTTTTAATTCATCCAATAAACGTTGTTTGAATTCTTCTTTGGTTTCTAACAAAAGTTCAACCTTGAATAGTCTTCCTGTCACCAGGAAATCTTCATAATCTAACTTACCATCTAAATGCAATTCGGTAAGGTGATCATCGGTTAATTCCAATCCAAGAGAATCACAAATTCGAAAAACATCATCGAATCCGTTTACCTCGGTTGGTTTGATAATTTCGATTTTTGCCGGTGAAGAGTTTTGGTAACCAAAACTATGAACATTTTGTTTTAAAATTTGAAAAATTGATAAAATCATTTTATTATCCTTCAACCAACGAAGCTGAAAGTTCTCCGCATAAGCGGATGACTTCAGATCTGCGAGCTTCATATTCTTGTTTGATCATTGCGTGATATTCTAACGGTGACATCATTTCGATGTTTACACCATCACCACTGAATAAAGTATGAGTGGTGCAATAATAATTCTCGCGGAAATATTCCTGATTGATCGCTTCAAAATCAATCCAAAGTTGTTGTTTGATAATTTCCAACGCTTCATCAAAATCGCGTACCGCGAAGATTTGACCTGACACGTAAGTTTCTTCTGTTGTAATGTGTAAAATAAATCTTTCCATTATCATGCCCCCTGATTAACTTTATGTGATGTATTATAATAGAAACTTAAAATTATATCAATGGTTAAACCATATACCAATCTACTTCCGGATTGAAATCCCGAGGGAAGATCATTTCTTGGCCATCGCATTCCATTCTGAAAACACCGTCGTCGATTTTCGAAAGAATTCGAAAATTCGGAAGATAGCTAACTAGCACATTATGGCGAACTTCACGACCTTTTGCAAACGCCGCTTCTAAAACTTGAATTGAATATGCTGAATGAGTTAATTTTGTCATTTAATATCTCCTCTGTGGACTCTACGAGCTCTATGAATTGGAAAATACCCAATTTGCCAATCCACCAACTGTTCTGATAACTTGATCTTCCAGATCTTGTTCTGTTAGGTGATAAGTAATACTTGGAAGATCCCCTTCCCATAGTTCTAATGTTTTGATGGTCATCAGTTCTTTACTAAACAAACCTCGACGCCCATCTTTTAAAATTACCATTTCCATTATTAGCTCCTTTTACGTTACGCACAGACCTCTAAGTTTCTCACGGTTAGAAAATTATGATCTTTAAACAAATCACCGAATCCTGATTTGTTATACGTAGTATAACGGCATAAACTCTTCTTATTCTTGTAAACCCATACTGCAGAATTTGGTATTACGAACATCGGGTCGCTACCCATAAAATTATGAATTGCAGGAATCTCAGTTGAAGATCCGGATACCAATTCAACCAGTATTGGGCATTTATGATCTTCCTCATCGAACTCCACAATTTCAAAAACCATGTCCGTTCCTTTAAGGCGAACCTTATCACCGGTTTCTAATTTGAAAAGATCTTTTAATTTCATAACTTGTTAACCTTATTCAACATCTACTAAGCCAGCTTGACGTAATAATTCTTGTAATGTGGCAGCTAAGCCATCCAAATCATAACCATCTACTAATACTTCGTTATGTTGTTGAACGAAATCTAAGATTGATTTTGCCGATTTTACGGAGATCGATTCAAAATCTTTATTAAGATCAATTATCGCCAATGTGGTATAGGCTTTCCCCGGTTCGCGGATGCTAATTTCAGCTTTATCGTGATTCACTTCAACGTATACGCGAGTAAGATTATTCAAAGCGATTAAACGACCACACCAAGTAACAGTTGCGCAAGTTGAATATAATTCGAATTTTTCCATTTTGTAATCTCCCGATGTTTGAATTCTACGCTTTCGCGTAATCTCTTATCTTTATGTGATGTATTATAATAGAAATATTAGCATAACACAACAAGTTTTAACTATCAATGCAATAGGATTTTCCTATAAAAAATCTCCGCATCAGCGGAGATCTTTACTATTTTTGATTTGCACGGGCTATAATCTCATTGATTATTTGCTCGAGTCGATCGTTGAGATTTGATAATTTTGTTGGTTTGCCCATATAATAGCTCCTTACAAACTTTCAGTAAATGTGCGAGTAATTACATCACGTTGTTGCTCTGGTGTTAAAGAGTTGAAACGAACCGCGTAGCCGGAAACACGAATAGTCAATTGTGGATACTTGTCCGGGTTTTGGATAGCATCTTCCAACGTTTCGCGATTGAGAACGTTTACGTTAAGATGTTGACCGCCTTCCACTTTAACCGTAGGTTGATTTTGAATTTCAACTTCGCGATACTCGTAACCATCTAAATGATTCGCTGGGATAACGGAATCTTCTTTAACCTCTTTAGCTACTAAACAACGAGCTTTATTGTCTTCGATCAACCAAATAGAACCGGATAAATCACCATAGTGAACATCTCTCTTGTTGGAGAAATCATCAATAATTTGAATTGCTTTCATTTTTAACCTCATTAAAACATCGCATATAAGCGCGCTAAATCGCGCAAATTGCGCCAGTTTAAAATCTACTGAACGATTACGTCCCCGATCTTTTCGCCACCTAAAGACTGCAATTGAACAGTCTGTGGTTTCTCTACCTTAAGACCTTGATCGGTTAATTTTAACGCGTTATCTTCGCTTTCCGCGACCGCTACTTCAATAGCCGTACCAGAAGCATTCTTACGAATCGTCTTGTTATCCAGGTTACGTTCACTGATTACTTTGATAGCCATCTTGCGCCCCTTGTTAGATTGTGGTTTGCATTTCAGCTTTTAAAACTTCACCCATTAAACGAACATTAGCGTGATCGCTTACTGCGAAAGATTCTAAAAGGTCGATAGCGGTTTGGGTTAAGCGATACTCGCCATATTCTGATTCGTTGATTGCATCACCTGGTTTAACCGGTTCGCCATTTTCCGGCTCTTCCAATTTGTGGATTTCAAAGCCGTGGCTTTCCGCGTGCTCTTCAATATCTTTCGCAGTTTTAGAATCAATCAAAATGGATGCTTTAGCATCATCTTTGAAAGTAGCTACGATAGCGAAAACTTGACCAGCGTTCTTAACCATTGCGGCGTCGTCGATTTGATCTTTTGAAGGTTTACCGTTACCTTCTTTTACTACTACGTGTGTAAATTTCATATTAAGGATCCTTTTAGTAGGATAGGGTTCCTAGACCCCATCTAAATCATCATAAGCTAAGATGTGCGCTCTTGGAGTAAAACTAAAACCATACTTAGCACATACATCGAAAACAAATCTGGTATTCTTCAATTGTTTCTCAATGGTCTCCCCTAAAGGCATCAAGTATACTTGAGTATTAGCGGATTCTGTTGAATTTAATATATTTAAGATTTCTTTACTAGTTTCATCCCAAGTCTCCGGGTTTACTACGAATTTGAAATAACTACCGGTTGAATTTTTGATGATGTTGTTAATCGCATCAAAGTTTAAGCGTTTACGCTCAGGTTCTCCAGAAACCGACAATTTTACCGACATGGAAAATTGCAACGCACGCTGATAATCTTCTGTAAATTCGATATTACGCGAAGCGTTAGATTCGACGGTAATGTGGAATCCACGATCGTGGAAGTATTTCAAGGTGGTTTGAAGAACTTCATTATCCCAGTGCATTAAGGGCTCGCCGCCAGTAAGCACCACATCCGGCTTACTTTCAATACCCAGGGACTTAGACTCCGCAATCATTGAATCAGCAATAGAATTGATCTTATCAATCAAATCAGTCGCTTTAGTATACTCTGTCCAGGTACTTTTGAACTTTGGACTTACCGCATGAATAGTATCGCAACCGACAATAGTCTCTCCGTTCGGGGCAATTCGGGTGCACCCGAAACCTTCGCATTTTAAGTTACACATCCCGGTACGAACAAAGATAGCCGGTCTTAATCGAGGACCTTCTCCTTGAATGGTATTACCAAAAATCTCTACTACCGGTAACGGTCGATTTTTGAAGATTGGTATATTTTTAACTTTAATTTCGTTCATTGAAAAATTATTACTCCTAAAAAAATTAATAAAATTGAATAGAATATTATTATAATAAACTATCCAATTTTATTCTATAAATTACTTCACAACTGCTGGTAAATCATACCATTCATTTTCATCAAAATCGAAACTGCGAACTTTACCATCTTCGCATACTGCGAACAATTCATCATTATGCGAATGCAAACTTAACACTTTGACTTTAGTCAATGGTTGAATATTTGCTGGTGCTTGGATTTCATACTTGCGGTAACCCTTACCCATTTCCGGTACTGGATCGCTGGTGGTCACATTCTCCATACCATTCCAATAGCGAGCGCTAAATTCTACATACGGATCAATAATCACATAACCAGGATGGTCTTCATTTGGGTGAACCATTCCAGCTACGGCATATTTAGGAACCCAGAATAAACCATTAGCATCGCGGAATTTGTAAGCTCCTTGTGTTACATGATCGATCTTATCGAATTGATAGCGTTTTTCAGCTAAGGAAGTGACCGCTTTTGGCTCTTCATCCCATCGACGATCCTCGTCCCATTGGTAACCATAACCATATTCAAAATCATCGTAATGCATCTTTTAATCTCCTATGTTCAATGTTGTTAATCAGTTAATCTTTCAAACCAAAGAATTCTTTGTGGAACTTATCATCTTTCATTGCGGTCCATTCGCTACCTTTGCGGAATAACTCACCTAGCTTGTAAACAAATTGCTCTTCAAAGTCGTAACATCCAACCCCAACGCGCAATTCAAATTCCGTATTGGTTAACTTTGATTTGATTGTGATATCATGCACTATTCTGGATCTCCAAGTTACTACCAAGGCGTTAGATTCTAATTTGCGTTTGTCTCCATCTTCCGAAGCGTAGAAGTTGTTACCTTTAAGATGCCAAATAACATGGTCTAAGAAATCACTGCGTTGATGGCGATGCATTTTGTTGATGTTGATCATTTTGACTCCTTAGGCTTTGCGGGTTTCGAATGTCCTAAAACTGCCTTGATAAATTCCGGATCTTGTTGAACGAGCTTAACAATCTCTTTGAGTTTATTTTTTCGTCATTTGTCGTCCCCCAACAACTCCGCAACTTCACCTAATCTGCGCATTTTATCAAATAATTTCATCCATTCGATAGCTTCTTCTTCGGTGCGAAAACAACCGTACAATTCTCCGGTATAACCGGTTGGCTTTGCATCTCTTACTACTCCGTAAGGAGTGACATAATAGAAATACGCTCCGGCTGGTGGATCGAAAGGTTTTGGTAAGTTAATAATGTTTTGCATTTTGATTACTCCTTACTCTTATACTCTTCTACGAGCTCGAAATCTGTGTATTTTAAGCGTGACATCCAACCTCGTTCAACGCTCTCCAGAATAAAATCATCATCTTTCGTCTTCGCGATAACTTTGTATTTTGCTCCGGTTTCTGTACTACGAACTAGCATTCCGCGTTCCCACGCCGCTGCAAGAACTTCCAATCTGGTAGGTTTCTCGTGCATTCCAACGATGTCGTAAGGATCTTCATCGGATAAATGACCTACTTTACCCTCAAGAGTCCAAGTTTCCGCCCCGCGGAGAACTTTATCATCTTTAGTGATGATAAAGCCGATAAGGATATGCTCAAGTTCATTCCCATAGACATTCTTTAAACCAGCATCATGCACGTAAACAATACGAGCGCGACAGCCATTACGCAATTGAACTAATTCACCATTTAATGCAGCTTGTAAATCAAAAGGTTTCATTTTTATTCCTCCTAAATTAATCCAATTCTAACACACCTTCGCGTTCCGCGGAATCTACGAAGTTTTTGATAAGTTCGATGGCTTTCTCGACTTGCTCAATTTGTGATTGATCCAACAACATCTTACGAGGATCAATGCATCCGCTTACGGTTAGTGAGTAGAATACATCATCATAGCACCATACTGGTTCTTTTCGAAGCTCTGGATTGAATGTGAAATTGATTTGACTTGACATTTTATTCCTCCCAATATTCGCGTTCAACCTGGGTTGTCTCTTCTACCACTAACACTACAAGAAAACGATTATCGTACGGATTGTGAGTAATAGTGTGATTAAGATATTTGAATGAGGTTTCGAAGTCTCTGCGGTAGCAGTTATTCTCCGCTTCCGCCAATAAATTTTGAAGGGTAGTTTCTACGCTGTCGAAATCATCCGCGGTAGCGGAATACGTTACGATGGCTTTTGAAATGTTCATTTTTAATCTCCTGTTGTTATCTCTTTAACTTATACTGTATTATAAGGCATCTAAAACAAGAAATCAACTACTATCGTAGAAATTTCTAAAAAAAAAAAAAAAATTTTGAACCTTTCAAGTTTTGGTAACCGAAACTCAAAAGTTTTGAAATCAAAAAAAATCTCCGCGATTGCGGAGATCTTTTATTACTTAATCCTTTAGATTAAATTACCATTGGTACATGTAACCTGCACCTACGGTCACATCTTTTTGGCTATCAACACCCGCAGATAATTTGATGATGTGATGCGCGTTATCAGAGGTACGCGAGTAACCGATTGCTAAAGCGCTTTGGCCGTGTTTGTGGCCAACACCCACACCCACACCAGATTTACCTGGAAGGTACACTTGCGGGATATTAGCCATTGCGGCTACAGAAGCGATACCAGCATCCGCGCGTTTACGGTTCTTACGAACCTCACGATCTAATTTGCGGATATCTTTAGTATTTTGGGCCACCTTACCTTCTACGCCATCGATACGATCGTTGATTGCGCCAATGTGTTTGTTCACTTCAGCTTTAGTAGCTAAGTGGTTGGTTTCTACCCCTACGGTGTAAACCGCTTCACCATTTTCACCAAATTCTTTGGTTACTTGAACATTTTGGCCAGCTTTCACTACTGAATGACGTTTAGCTTCTTTTTCCACTTCTTGGATTTTAGCGGTGTTCGCTTTTACGCCTTCTGCGTTAGCTTTGATGCCTTCTGCGTTAGCTTTTACACCTTTGGTGTTTTCTGCGATAGCAGATTTATTGGCTTCAATTGCTTTCGCGTTTGTTGCAGTTTTCGCGTCTACCGCGTTGATTGCCGGTTGGAAGTCTTTTGAGCTTACAGTGTAAGTAGCTTTGCCGTTAGCATCCACTACCACATCAACTGTAGTATTTTCACCAGCTTTAACTTCCGGTAATTTTTGTTCTACCGCCTTGATGTACTCGGTATTACCGGCAATTGCCTTGGTGTTAGTGGCGATATCTTTGGCGTTCTTGTCGATTAAAGCTTCCGCTGCGCGGATATCGGCGGTGTTAGCGGCGATGTTACGGGCATTTCCAGCAATATTGTCTGCGTTAGCTTGGATTTTATCAGTATGTGACTTGATAGCATCGTGTACGGTATTCTCACCAGTACCACCGATATCGGTCATAGTGATATTGCCTTTGTTGTCTAACGCCGCGTTACCACCTAAGATATTGGTTACCGAACCCGCAACGTTATTGATCACATCATTAGTTGCATACAATTGTGAACCATTGATAGCATCTGTGGATGTAGCAGAAATTTCACCAGCACCAACATTTTGAATTTGACGAGTATGGTCACCTTCTTTACCTACAGAAACACTCGCAGTAGCATCTGTGCCCGCGAAACCACCATAAGTGATTTTGCCAACAGTCGCTTCCGTTACTGAAACCGCTTGTTTAGTCTCCGCCGCAGTACCTAAAGCTACTGATGAGCCGTGTAATGCTTTTGCCGCTTTACCTAATGCTACGCCATAGCTCGCTTCTGCTACCGCGCCTTGACCAATTGCAGTTGAAGCTTTGTTGTTAGCTACTGCATCAGAGCCGATTGCAATAGTTGAAAGACCAGTAGAATTTGCGCGAACACCAATCGCGGTTGAAGATTCACCAGTCGCTTTAGCTTGATAGCCACCCGCAAAGCCGTGATTGTAAGCTTCGCTTTCAGCGCCGATTACAGTACCGCGGATCTCTGCTTTTGAGAATGTACCCACTACAGTTGCAGATTCATTCTTAGCTTGTGCGTTAGCACCAACTGCGATAGAACGAATACCTTCTGATGTTGAAGTGTGACCGATCGCGATAGATTCGTCTGCTTTAGCTACAGAGTCTACGGAAATCGCGATAGAACGATTACCTTTCGCAGTCGCGGTATCGCCCACTGCAGTGGAGTAAACACCGGTCGCGTTGGTTGAACCACCTAAAGCTACGGAAGATTTCGCTGTCGCGTTACTATCATTACCTACTGCCACGGTAGTATCGTTAGTCGCGTGCGCACCAGTACCTACTGCTAACGCAGATTCGCCAGTTGCGATAGTTTTTGAGCCATACGCAGAAGCGTTTAAGCCATCTGATTTAGCGCCAGAACCGATAACAATACCTTCGTTTTGAAGAGCTTTGTTGTCATAACCGATAGCTACGGTGTTAGCGCCAGTAATTAAGTTGTAATGACCCACTGCAGTTGCTTGGTCGCCAGTAACATTGTTACCACCACCAATCGCGTGCGTGTGATTGCCGGTTACGATGTTGTTCATACCGATACCGGTATTTTGTTCACCGGATAGGTGGTTATTATCACCAACTGCTTGAGATTGGTAGCCATCGATGGAACTACCATCACCAAAGATGTTACCATCTTTTGCGTTTGCCCCAACAGTATTTTGGTTACCGAAAACTGAAGTACTACCATGTTCAGCAAGAACGGTATTATCTTGACCAAATACTGAGTGGTTGTTACCTTCCACATCAGATTTAGTTACGCGGTTCGCGTAAGTTTCCTTAGCTTCCGCGGTACGAGTATCTGGCGTGTAACCATCTACCACATATGGTTCAGTTGGTAACGTTTTACCGGTAGTTGCCGCGGTCGCGGAGAATACTGCGCCGGATAAGATACCAGCTACTAATGCGGTTGTTACGTTTTTCGTATTAAAAGTCACTTTCATTTAATGCTCCTCTGTTAACAAAATGACATATGAAAAATATTTGAATAGAGTTATTAATTAACTTAACAAAATGTATTATAGTACTTTCGGTGACCGAAATCAACTATGATTTGCTAAAATTTTAAAATGTTTGAGGCCGCTCGATCACGAGCATAACTTCATTGATATCTTGATTTACTACTTTCTCCACCTCTTGGTACATATCATTGTAATCGTAGTCTTCACCGAACGGCTCGTAATCCACGACATCGGGAAGGGCGTTAGCGAATAAGCTTCTCAGCATAGGCGCTAGATCCACATCTAAAACTAAGTGAACCTCTTTATGATCAATCTTCTCCACTTTAGTTCGGCTTGCATTAACCCAGTGATTGTTGCTTTCGCTACCTAGAGTCAATGTTACTCGGAATGGTTCAGCGCGACCATTAAATTCACCATTGTAGATACCTTCTAAAGTCATCTTGCGGCTTAAAGATCCGATAACCGAAGCCTTTGGAAGCTTGTAAGGTAGTTTTGCTAGCGCATCTTTGATATAGTCTGCCAAATTCAAATCGAATGCCCCGGTTTCCGGATTTTTCAAAAATACTTGGAAATCCGCGAACCCCAAATCTAAATCTAAGCGATCTAAATTGAAACCTTCGAATAATTCGGTTACCGAAAGATCTGGGAACGCTTTAGCTTCATTGATGATCTCTTGGATGATATCAAAGCTTAAGTTGTTAATCGTAGCTAACTTACCAGTTAATTGCGCAGCAAAATCTGGTTCAAAATGCTGATTGATAATTTCGCTATAAACCTCATAACCCAATGCCCCGTAGTAGAAATTATAACGAATTCGGCTAGGACGATTGAAGAAGTAGCGATTGATTCGATCTTGATCATTCGCGGTTAATACAAATAAGTGATTGTTATTATACAAACCATCCAATAAAGTTAATAAGAAACCTTGATCTTCGGTTTCTTCGAACATTTTCTCAAATTCATCGATTAAGAACATCACTGGCTGTTTTAAGTTACTTAACACATATTCTAAATGCTTGATAGAGTCTTGTTGAACTAAAATCACCGGCTGATTAAATTCATTGACTACGTCAAAAGCAATCAATTTAGCTAAAGTTGATTTGCCAGTTCCGCCATTTCCGTGTAACAATACTCCTAAATTCTTATCTTGGGCTTTATAAGAACGCAAAATGCGATCTTTTTGAAGATTGATGTTACCGTAAAGTTTAGCCGGTTGTTTTGGCATGTCCGCATACTCTAAAGAGTAAATTGGACCTTGCATAGTTTCTTGCACGGTAAAACGATAAACTCTCGCGGGGAGCAAATCTACTAATTGATCTACTGGTGGAAGTTTAACAAATTCCGCTTTGGTGATACCAAGCATTACTTTATCTTGTGGTACAGTTGGTGCTGCTACTGTGGTCATTTTAATCTCCTGCTGATTTAATTTGATTGAGCTTTATAATAATTTAAAATATCTTCAATTTCCGCGTCTACGACGATCATGTGATGTTTGCTAAGGTCGAAGAATTGGTGGTAATATGCAACTCGCTCCGGGAATCTGAGATATTCATCTTTATCCAATTTGTAAGTTGCGATGCGGGTTTCTACGTTTCGTAGAGTATCGCAGATTTTAACGCTAATGGCGTCTCTCGTGTATAAGATCTCAAGGTTTTTATGCGTGCGATTAACGGTAAGTAATTCACCACCAATCATGATGTTAGTAGTATTATCGGTAACCGCGGCTAAATCGTGGAATTCTAATTTCATTTGTAGTCTCCTAAGCGAATTAAAGGGAATTATCGTTGCAGAACTCAACGAAATCGGTTTCTTCAAAAATTACGCCTTTGGCGTTAGTTAAGGTGTTATCGGCTTCGTTCCAGGTTAGGCGACGAACAATACCATCTGCGGCTACGCAAAGAACTTTATCGCCGTCATACAAAAAACCTTCCTTGATAAGTAGATCTAAAGTTTCACGCCAAACTAAGGTTACGCCTAAAATCATTTTGAAATCTCCTGAAGTTGCTAAGTGTTAATCTTATCTCTTATGTGATGTATTATAATAGAAACTTAAAATTGAATCAATACCCAAATCAAAGTTTTTACCTATTAAAGCAATAGTTTTTACTTATAAAAAAAATCCGCTAATTGGGATAAGCAATTAACGGATTTCCGAAGATTTGAGATTTGTTATAGCGTTGATAGTGTTGATAGTCCAGGATTTAGCGTTGTGATAACTTTTAAACTTCCTTTGACCGTATCCCGGACTATGTAGAATTGCGTATACGCATTATATTCTAACGTTAGATCTTCCAGTTTGGAACCTTGTTCAACTAACTCTAGGATAGCATCTTCGATTGCTTTATCGCGTTTGCTAATAATACTGCTTACGATATCATACATCCCAAATCTCCTTTAAATTAGAGCGAAACCACTTCTACACGACGGTTAGGCGCCAAGCATTTGATTAATTGCTCTTTTGAAAGTTTGGTCTCTTTCTCCAATTTGCACTCTTCTGGTTTAACTACCGGTTGAGATTCGCCGTGGGCTTTAGTGATAATTTCTGCTTGTAAGCCTTGCTCTTTTAATTGTTTAGCTACCGCTTCTGCGCGCTCTTTAGATAATTTTGCGTTGTACGCACCAGAACCTAATTGGTCAGTAAAGCCTTTAACGATGACTAATTTAGCAGATTGCAATTTTGTGGCTAATTCGGTTACTGCAGTTTTACCCTGCTCGGTTAATTTTGCAGAATCGAAATCAAATAAGTAATCCGCTGGTAAAGTGTCTTGCGTACCGTAACAACCTTCTGGGTGCCAGAAGAAAGATTGCGCATTGTGGTTTTTGTCAAATAAAACTTTATATTGGCAGATTTTGTGTTGACCGTTTTCGTTAAAGTTGAAAACGTAATCCCATTCGCTTACTCCATACAAGCCTTCTGCAAAGTGCGGGCGACCTAAAAGATTTTGCAATTGGTCTTTGTTCATACCTTTACCATTAAGCTCAACTAATTTTAAGCTTTCTAAGTTAGGCCAAGAACCGAATTGGCTGCCATCGTGATTGAATTTTGACTTCTCAATTTGAGGCCAAACAATCTCGGTGCCCTCTTTGATAGTGCCTTCATCTGTCACTTTTGACAAGTTACCGCAAGCGGTTAACACGGTCATTGCTGCTGCGATCGCAGCGATTTTTACTAATTTTAACATACAAGCTCCTTATTTCTATGTGTTAAAAATTATTTTGTTACCTCGGAAGTTGCCGCTTTAGCGGAATTTACCGGGTCAACCAAATATTGGTCTAAGTAATTGTCCAACTCTTTGTTTAGGATCTTAACAGATTTCTCCACTAAGGTAGATTTGTTCAATCCTTCATAGATCTCGGTACCTACATATACTCCACCCAGCATAGCCAAGCCTTGTTTTGATGGTAATAAGATGTATAGAATCAAAGCGAATAGTCCTCGTTTAAGGGCCTTGCCGGCTTTGGAAAATATCTCGTTGTTGCGATCCTTGACCGGTTTCCAGGTTTCATCTTCCACGTTAGCCTCTGCCGGAATATCGGTGGCCTGCACCGTCATAGCGACGCCGGCAACGAACATGAAAATCGCGAAACCCAGGACCGTTTTTAAAATTGGACCATATACATCAAATAAGTAAACAATAAAATATAACATAACTTCTCCTTTAACTCCTAACTAACCCCAGATTAACTTACCTAATAACAACCCTAAACCGAAAGCACCTGCGCAGAATGCGATTAGCACTACAGTTAACGCTGCCGCGTATCCATCCAATAAACCTTGCATAAGAATCTCCTGCTAATATTTCCCAAAGACCATTTTGTACATCAAAACGATAATCGCGGCACAGCACGCTCCAGCAGCGATGGTCGCTAACCATAAAAGAACGGTAAGTGGAAGCTGGCAAGAACTACATTGAGCTAAATCTAAAAACATATTATTTTCCTATACCTTACACTAATTCGAACTTGTAGTCTTCGAGAGGTTCGAGTGTCACGAATGTTTTTTCGTTATCTTCAGTAATAAAAAGATACTTAGCATCACGCGTTTTCGCGACTGGCTTGACTGAGCTATACCCGAATTTTTCCTGGTAAGCTTTCAGAGGTTGGTTGTTTTGAAACGCATACTCTAGGATATCTTGTTGTTGCATTTCGTACATCCCGACGATATCCTCACCTGGATCCCCAGAACCGAAGGAACCGTCCAAGCCCCAGAAATAAGTATAATCAAAATCGATCGTGTTATTTTTGGGATCGAACAAGAATCCAACTAAAGGTTCATCCTTTTCCGAGCTTGACGAGTTGATAATGTGGTGTTTATTCGCGCTATAGACGATGATGGCACAACTACCATTTCGCAACACTACTGGCTGACCTTTAAGAGCCTGTTCGATGCTGAATTTTTGAACTACCATAATAATCTCCTATGAATTGATAGATGATGTGTTCTTAAACATAAAGTATTATAATATGATAAGAACACAAAATCAACTACAATTTAAAGATTACGATTTTAATCGAAATCCACCAAAGATTCTTCATCTTCGAACGAATCAAATTCTGGCTCGAATTCGTAATCTTCGAAGTCTAAGTACTCTAAACCATATTCAGTTTCGAACACCCAACGACCATCATCCGTTTTAGCTACTGGTTTAGCCCAAACTTCGCGAGTAGCTAAAACATAACCACCGTTTTTACGCGCCGCGCGTAGAATGTCTTCTTGGTGGCGTTCGTAAGCCACTTCATCAAGATCTTCCGAGTCTTGATCTTCGCGATCTTCTGAAGGCCATTGTTTCGCGTTTACGCGATAGTCTTCGTAGTGGTCGATATGATCGTGCGAATCTTGCGATTCCGGTTCTTTACCAAAAGCTTCAACCAAGCGATCTACCAATCGATTAATACGATCTTTCACCTCCGGTGGTAAATCGTCTTCGTGGGTATCCAACTCATGCCAGCAATCGCAATCTTCGCCGCAGAATTCTTCATCTTGCTCGCGAGATAAATCCGCTAAGATTTCAGTTAAACGATCCACTTCTTTACGAACTTCCGGTTCTAAGCGCGCATCTTTACCTTCTGCTTGTTCGCGGTACGCGAGGATAGCAAAAGGCGCATACATTGGATCTAATTGATTGTAGACCTCGATTGCTAAGTCTTCGTCTCCGACGAGATCTGTTAAAGTTTCGGTCACTACTGCGGTAAATTTAACCGCTTTGTCTAACGCATCTTGTGGGATACCGAGTTCTGCTAAGGCGTCTAAAACTGGAGAAAGTTGCTCTTTAACTTGGTCTTCGTGAGTTGGGAACCCTGTCAACGCTTCTTGCACATCGACCCCATCTACATGACGAGAATAATCTGCTAAAAATTCGGTTAATTGGTTAACCTTTTCGCGGAGATCTGGGCGAAGATTAAGTTTCTTACCTTCAGATTGATCGCGGTACGCGAGGATTACTTTAGGGAAGTCTTCGCCGAATTGTTTTGGGATTTCGACCGCAGTAACAAAATCCACTAAACCCATCATAAATTTTGCGGACTCCGCTACTTGAACGAATGTTGCGTCTTGATCATAATCAAATTTCATATTGTGCTCCTTATAAGCAAATTGTACAATTAAAGTGATATTATAATACTAGATCATCCAAAGAAATGTCTTTCCAGTTCTTGGAAAACAAATCTTCGATATTCTCCACGCAAGAGGTCTTTTCGGACATCGAGTAGGCGTAGATATCTCCATCGTCGTATACATCCACGATCACTAAAACATCTGAATCGCGAACGATTAAGTCTCCGACTTGGTATTCTTCGAAATCGATTTCATGCAGGTTTGGATCCTGGATGCTATCAATAAAGTAAGACCAGCCATTAGGAACTTCGAAAACTTCATCTGCTTGAAGATATTCCGGAGTTCTTACAATTCGACCTTTCTCACCATCAATAACCTTGATAGCTCGGTTATGCCCAGACGCAGAGTGGGTATAATCTCTCCACATTAGCAACCATACAGAGTCGCCGGTACGACGAATTTCTAAAGATTTGTCTAAATCAGCCCAGCGACCATTGTTAGATCCGCGGGCACCGTCAGCTTCATCACTATAACTCATTCGATGCCTCCGAATTAACCGATCAATTTGGCCGAACGCACGGTAAAACGACAATGAGATTTTGGCGTTTCCCAGAAATCCACATAGCTTACTGATACACGATCACCGAAAATCTTCGCTAAACGCTTACCAGCGATATCCGCGAACATCTTACAAAGATTTTCACTAGTAGGAACAAAATTCACTACTACCAAACCTTCTAATTTATCGCGCATAGCTCGTTTCATTTCTTCCGAAGTTTGTGCTTCGCACACCACATCGATATGCGCTGGATGTACATGACCTAAATCATATTCATCCCATTGGATGTTCTCTTTCGAATTGTTGAATAATTCGTCGAACAACGGATCTTCAAAGCCCGCGATGAACTTGTGATCTAAGACATCATCTACTAAAACTTTGATGCATTCCAAGTTTTTGAAGTCGGTGACCATTCCGCGCTCTAAATTTTCCGCTTTTAGACCGATTTTCAAAGTTCCATTGTGCCCATGAAGCCATCTGCATTTCGTGAGGCTGTTCATTGAAAGTTCAGGATCTAATTCTTGAGAGAATACGCGATGACCATAACTGAAATCAAATTGCTTGTCGATCTCGTAAACGCCTTCGATAATGTCGGTAGATTTTGCCATAATTTGTTTCTCCTAATGTTTAATAACGCCACAATCCCAATATTCATACTGTTTGATAAATCTTTGGTGCTTGTGATTTTCAAAATTGTTTGTAAGTTTGCTGCTATCAAATAGCCCGTAATTGAGCGATTGTTCGATAGATTCTATGCCGTTGAACTCAAGAAATTCCGGAGTAATCGAAGCTTTCAACTCATCAATCGACATCAATTTTAAATGATATTTGATCAGATTGCAATAGATTTCTTCAAATTTTTCTTGTTCATGGTCAGTAAACGAGATCATCAAAATTCCATTGTCGTGGAACTTCTTGAACTTATTAAAGTGAAAATCAATTGGTGTGGTATCACCTTTACCCATAGCTTTAGCGTTTACGCTATGATTTTGGAGACCATTGATCTCGATACCTAGACCATTTGGGTAACCTGGAATGTCAATATCCTTAATGTAGAAATCTAACTCATAATAACCGCTATTCTTGCGAACTCCATGCGCGCTTAGAGCATTATGGACAAAGTTTATTCCTAAATCTTCTAGCAATACCTTCACTTTGATTTCAGTCATAAATTCAACTGGTTTGCGAAGTTCTAGAGCAGTTAGATGATCTAAGGCTTGCCCTGGTGAGTAATTCTCTAACAAAAATCTAGTTACTTCATCAACATCTAATTCACCGCGCTCTTTTTGTTCGTAAAATTCCAAAAGTTTCGCGTAACGCGGATCATTACTAGCTTTCGTTTCCAACTGCTTTGCGATAATCTCTTTCGATTGACCGGAATAAGGTGCACCCCAATTAGCAGTCATCGTTTCGCAAAATTTAGCCATTATATCGGGATGATGGAGTGGAGATGTAACTCCCCAATTTTCCATCATAGATTCACGGCACATTTGTTGAATTTCATCCGATTGAAATGGGTAATCAACACCGCGATTCGCTTGGTGAATTGCTTTAATCTTAGCCATCGTATTAGGTTCGAGTAAAGTGGTCTTAACCTTATACCGATCCATTACGGTATCCGTAACCTTCTGCTGAATCTCTGGTGACTGAAATGGCCTACGAACTCTAATATTTTTGAGGTTAGTTTCCGCAATCATTTCTTGAATTTTCGGCGAACCAAGCGGGCTTGTTGCACCTAATTCTTCCAACCATTTAGCTTCCAGTTCATCGCGCAAAGGACCTTTAGCCCAATTATGGCGACAATTATAACGTTCCATCATAGTAGCCTCAGTGGCTTCAATTATTTGATCGTGATAGATCATACGAATATCAGGTACGTTAAAATTATGCTTTCCTGCGTATGTTCTGATCCAAATCATAAAGCTCGCTGATGATTTACCAAACACCGCTGCATACTTTAACGGATAACAATCACCGTTAGCTACTAATTCGAATAAAATCGGAAAACTCTCAGAATCGTAAACCGCGCGATTCTTCGGCTTTTCATCGACTACTTGGTTAGTCTTGAGGCAGAAGAATTTACCAGATTCTAGGCATTAGTTTAAAATTTCCTTACTTAACATAGTATAATCCTAATTTAAATTTAGTATCAAAAATACTATATTATACTACTATCAAAATAAATTCAACTTTTAAAATCTTGAAACTTCGCTTTCAGCGAAAGCTTCAGATAAAAGATCGACCGCATTCGAAGTGCAAAAGCTCACTTCATTGACGTTTAGCATCTCCGTGCAATCTTCAGATAATACTAAGAACAAACCGTAAGGCGAATCGATGAAGTCGCCGACTTTGACATTTTCCGGTTTGATAACCATTAAATCTTCACTATCGATGAAACGTTTAGTGTACGAATCAAAATAATAATCAGACAATTCATCATATACACGCTCTGCTCGATCTAAGATTACGCCATCGCGCATAATGCGAAAGCGTTTGGTATTACACGGATCGTAGCTTAGTGTGCTTTTGTTAACATAAACAATCTGATCTTTCAAATCTTCCGAAGTTGCTACTACGATAGTAACGTTTGAATTTGGTTTAAAATTAGGTTTCATTATATTATCCTTAACGTTTATTTCTTAAAAGCTTTCAAAATACACTGCATGTAGCTGTGAATATTTTTAGCTCCTACTGGGTTTTGCGAATGTACGCTATACGTAAAATTCTCAGGGATAGTAAGTTTACCATCCATTAAAGCTTCCGCGATCCAGTGTAAGAATCTGATTGAAGTATCATCGTAACCAAGATCGTGATCAAAAGAGATTTCTTGTGGAAATCCGTTTTGTTGAACGATATTAATCGCATCCCCGGATTGTCTTGCGACTACCCAATCATCTGTTACTGGAAATCTTAAGTCGTCGATAAAAAGTTTATAACTCATAACTAATTCCTAATATCTTAAATCCACAATCTCTACAAAATCATCTTTTAGACGTTGTTTGTAATAATCCATCAAAATGTTAATTTGTGAATCTTCCAAATCCCGTTGGAAAATTTCTGTTTCTTCATCCGTCTTAATTTTGGTGACCAAAACTCGTTGGAGAATGACTTCATCATTCCAAATTTCCTGTTTTAGCTGAGAAGCTAAGTTTTGAAAATCATGGAGTTCTCCAACGCTACAAACTACCACTTCTCCGAAATCCTCCGGTAAAGCGTTAACTAACTTATCGCGATCTTGTTGATTTCGGAACTTATCAATTACTACGAATTTCATCTTATCGACTCCAAAGTGTTTTGTGTTGATAGATCTCTGCGTTTTCGTGAACATAAACCCAACCAAGATTGCTCAAAGTTAAATCTTCTAAATCTAATAGTTTGTAATCACCGTTATAGGCACCCACGCATAAGTGGAAAACATCTTTCAATTTAACTACATCGCCTACGCGAACATAACCAAGATTAGAAAGTTCTAAATCTTCAGAATCCCAAACGTAGCGCTTATGCGCATATTCTGGATCGTTGATAGAATATTGCTCCCCATCTACTACCATTTTAACGACTTCAGTAGCCGGAACTCTTTCTAATAATGGAGTTGTTGCGGTAAGCATAATATCCATACATAGAAATTTCTTATTCTCGAAAGTGTTGTATAAGCACTCACCTTTGAAGAATACATTGTTAAACCCAACGTAGAAGTCGTTTTGTGGATCGCCGGATCCTCCTTGAACATAAATCTCTACTGGTGTGTTTTTGAAAGTTTGCGAAACTTGTTCGACTTCCGAAAATGATTTTGCTGTTTTAGCCATTTGTTACTCCTATGACTGTTTCTTAATATGGGATGTATTATAATAGAAATTTAAACATAACACAAGCGGAAATCCGCGATAAACCGAAGTTTTTATCTATCGATGCAATAAACAAAACCTCTTAATCTTTCGACTAAGAGGTTTTAAATTTTCGGTTACCGAAACTTAACTAACGAAATTAGCGTTTATGAACTGTGCGTAATACGCTTTCGCGTAATTCTTTATCTTCGAATTTACCACCGAACCATTCCGTAGTTAAGGCGCCATCTTTAGATTGGGAACCACGAAGATATTCACAAGTGTGTTTAGCATTGAAGATACCAACATAAACATCCGGAGTTTGAGCCGCTTCGCTGATTGCGCGATATAACTCTTTTGTTAAATCTTCTTGGATAGTTGGACGTCGCGCAATATGATCCGCCACGCGTTGTAACTTCGAAATGCCAAGAACGAAATCACCTGGAATGTAACTAACGATTGCATAAGCCCCATCGCCGATCAAGGTTCCATAAGGAAGGAAATGATGTGAGCATACCGAACTTAAATCCAGGGACTTGGTTACTGGTAACGGGGTTACAGGGACTAAATTGGTGCCAGGTTCATTTGCTGGGAATGTCGCGATACGCGGAGGTTTAGCATAACGACCACACATCATTTCATTGTCACATTCTAAGCTATCGCCCGTTACCGTCTTAGCCCAACGTTGAGCCGTCCCAATATTTCCTACGGAAAGGTCTTGAACTAGGTTAGAATCTGTACGATCAAATTTTAAGATGTCTAACACTTCTTCCATTTTTAAACCAGCCACCCAACGCATACACAATAGGGTAGGTTCATCGATGGTTTGACCAGATTCAAAAACGTTTCCGCCGGCGGCGAATGGTTTTAAGTCGCGTAACTTCAATAAAGTAGTTAACAAATTCTCATTAGGATATTTCGATTTGAAATAATCTTGAAGATTTTGAAATTGCTCCGATGAAAGTTTAAGATCATTATGAATATAATCTAATACCTCAGCTGCGGTATTAGAGTCAATTTCTTTTAAAGTTTGAATATTAATTGTTGGTTTTGTCATAGAGTTTCCTTCTATTGTTGATACTGCGATTGCAGAGGATACTTGTCTATGAAAAGATTTGAGGTCTGCAAGATCTACACTTGCGCGCGTAAGCGCTAACTGTGTAAATTTGCTTGACGTTAGATCCTTTCGGTTTCTTTTAATCACTTAAGATTACATTGTTTATTATAACACACATAATCTAAATTTCTACTAAAATTGTGATTATTTTTGATTTCCGGATCTGATCGGAAATAAAAAGCCCCGAGTCGCCTCGAAGCTTTAAAGAGTCGCTCGATTGAGCGTAATAGGTCGGAGAACTGCTAGGCCTTATATGAGCTCGATTTGTTATCAAGTCAGGGATATCAGCACTAAAACTCCGCTTATTTTATAGCAGTTTTTACACAGGAGATAAATTGGTCTCGGATGAAGGCTACGATCCCTCGACCTCTGATTCCCAAAACCAGCACTCTACCAGACTGGGCTAATCCGAGTTTAAAATGGTTGCGGGTGCAGGATTTGCACGCTGCGTTCTTCGGATAATGAGTCCGATGAGATACTACTTCTCCAACCCGCATCTGAATTTGGCGTCCCTACGGCGAATTGAACGCCGGTTCCCAGAATGAAAATCTGGTGTCCTAACCACTAGACGATAGGGACTTAATTCTTTAAAAAACTTACAGAGTATTTATTACTTCATCCATTCAGGTAACTGAACAATTCGAAGTTGATGAGCATAATCATCTCCATAATCATCCCACGGATCTGGGACTGTAATGAGATCATACTCTACATAAACCGGCTCTTGCTGTAAGATGGCATCTAATTCATCTAACAGCAACGCATCAGTTTCTCCGAAACCTACCGCTTCCAGCGAATAATTCGAATATTCTAAAAGTTCGCGCAATACTTGAAAATAATCCGAACCTTTGCGGAACCACTTGCCGTACGAGCATTGCTTTAAGAAACCTTCAAATTGATCGGATTTGTATTGCTCTACTGCTCGCTCCGTTGGATAATCCGTTACTTTAATCCAATCCGAGGTATCGTTAACGCGAGCATACATCATGCTATTATCCCACAGGAAATCTACCGGTTTCTTTTCTGTTAACGAACCATAATCGCGGTATTGTTTATCGATTTCCCAGAAGATTGGCTTATCTTGCGAGATTGCAGATTCGCGATTTTCCTGCAAGATGGTAAACGCAATTTCATCCGTGTTGCGGTATAAGTTAACCTTATGCGTAGCATACGGATACATAGCAAATACATCTACTAAACCTCGCAAACTATGCGTATTCGCAAGTTCTGCGAAACGATCGATTACTTCATCTTTTGTAAAATCAGTCACAAATTTGAAAACTTTGTAACCTTCTTCTGTTTGGAAGAGTACACGGTACGTGTAAGTTTCGACGTTGTACATATTTGCTCCTGTGTTTTTGCTGTGTTATTTTCTTAATTTCCGGAATTTATTCTCGGATTCAAAATCTAATTTTAATTTCCGCCATTGGGTAAAAATACTTGAGCCATAAGTACCCTTTAACTTCGCAAATTCCGATATGGTTAAGTCCAATTTTATCCACTCATCATACGCCTTGACGTAATCTATTTTAGGTTTGTTTGTGCAAATACGTGCCGCTCTACATTCCTCACAAAATATAGAAAATGACGATGATTCGCATTCAAACTCTTTACCGCACCCTTTACAAATCCGCATTTCGCGTAAGTTTCTAAGTCTAGGCCTACCGCTTAATACGCGCCCTTTAACAAAGCCTTCTGGGATGTCATCACTAACCTTAAACCTCTTATTGATCTTAAGTTCTGGATGATAATACCAAGTGGTACCATATTGGCTATTACCTTCACCGCGTTGTGCTTCACTCATCATCCTCGCAAAATCAGTTCTAAAATACTCAAACATTCGAGAGTTTTGATATAATCCCCTTTACGACCGGCTTTCATCATATTAAGAGCTCTCAGCATCGGGTAATAGTTTTGAGTTTTACGATGAATTCTACAGAGTAACAAGTGGGCTATGTAGTGTTCGCGTAACGTGAGTTTAACAATATTTTCTTTATCGTTAGAACCACCTAAAGATCTTGGGACAATATGATGCCGTTCGAATTTCCCCGTAGGGGGATTTTCGAGGCGTTTCTTCATTAAATCGTCATAAATCTTTTGATAGTTCATTACATGTTAAAATCGACCATAAATTCTTAACAATCGCAACTAGGAATATGTGTTTCGCTCCTAGGATTTTGCTACTTTACATTGCATGCGTTTCCAAAATGTAACTGGGAGATTCGAACCCCCGATCACCCGCTTGGGTAGCTTTAGGCCGCTAAGACTTAAGTTACATAATAGTTGCGATTATTAAGAATTCTTGGTACCTGAGAAAGGGCTTGAACCTTCACGCTATAAGCATCGGAATCTAAATCCGACGTGCCTACCAATTCCACCACTCAGGCATTTTTAATTTGGCGGACCCTTGCAGATTCATTACCCGATCACCTCTAAGAAGTCTTAACTTCGTTCGTTTTTGGCAAGGCTCGGACATAATGGTTCCTACTGCATCTTCAGCACTAGCTGCTATTCTACTTAAACTAAGAGTCCATTACATATGGAATTCCTAAACTTTAATCAAGGAATGTATTATAATACACTCTAAAACATAAATCAACTATTAATTTCAAATTTTTGAATTTCTTTTGCCCCTACCGCAACGGATGAAATTCTAAGCGTCGATGATACGGTTCATCTAGTACCGGGTTGTATTTGGTTACACAACGCTAAAACCATCTAAGACAAATCCCCTTTCAGTTTTAAGTAGGAAACCTTCTGAAAGATTTGAATGGAAAGTTTGACCTCATATCCAGGAGAGCTGGAGTGTCTAATCTTCTTATAAGAGCGGATACCGAATCTCAAGAAAAGACCTTAAGCACCTCAATCGACTACAGTTACCAGCTTCGCTGTAGTTAGTTTCTTGCTTATCAAAATGGTACCCCAAGTAGAGTATGATTCTACAACCTTCCGATTATGAGTCGGGTGCTCTAACCGATTAAGCTATTGGGGTGTAAATGGTACCCCGGGTAGGACTCTAACCTACAACTATCGCTTTAGAAGAACGATGCTCTATACAATTGAACTACCGGGGCTTTATTCGATTACTCTTCTTCAGCGAATGCTTCAACCGCTGAAATGTATTTGTTTACAATACGCATCGCCGCGCGAAGAATTTGAATTTGCTCCGGATCATCTAACATTTTAGAAGGATCTAAGTATCCGCCAATGAATAAATCGTAATACTCTGCACCTTCTTCAAAACTTGCGCCTTTAGCGCGTTTTTGACCTTCTGCATTTAATTCAAATTTGATTGCGTCCAAGGTTGCTGAGTCTGCTAAGTTGATATTTTCCATTTTAATTCTCCTGTGTTATGATGGAGATCACTATGATCTCCCAATCAACATAATCATTATAGTATCATTTAAAACTAAAATCAACTATTATTTTGAAAATCCAGTACGTTCTTTGCCGTTTTTAGAATTCCATTCAACCACTTTCACGAAAACTTGGAATTCTTCTTCGGTTAATTCTGCATATTGAGTTTTCATATTGGCTTTAATTTCTTCTAACTTGTCACTTAACTCGTTAGTTAAAGTTACTAACTGAGACTTACGAACTTCGTAGAAAGCTTTAGCTTCAACATCCTCTGCGGTTACAGAATCTAACGCGCTATCTACAGCGTCAAGTTCGTCGTAACGACAACCTAATAAGTGTTGAGTTTCAAATAACTCTGCGTTGACGCGCATATTAATAACGCAAAGACTATTGTATGAATCTCTATCGAATTTTAAATAACCACCGTTTGTAGCTAAATCTTGTACTGCTAAGTTGATGTCGTTTAAAGTAATGTTTGTAACGTTCATTGATGTCATAATAAACTCCTTAATTTTCTTTCTAAGAGATCGCTTTAATCTCTCTTACCTTATGTGATGTATTATAATACACCTAAAATCAGAAATCAACTACGTTTTACTAAAATTTTGAAAATTTTTAATCTACTCAATTACTCCACATCCGGAAGAGCTAAGAACTCCTTGAATGGAATTAGTACTAAACCAAACTCTCCAGGTTTCGGTGGTCGGTTGAACGAAACTTCACAGTTTGCGCCTTGCAATTTCATCATTACTAGCACGTCCCGTGCTTGATTTGCATCTTGCAAATTTCGCATTACTACGTAAGTAATCAAAGTATCTCCGACCATCTTTGGTGGCTGGAATAATTTTTCGATTTGGTAACCTTTGCTGAAGGCAATATCTACCGCGTTATCGAATTTGGTTAGTTGTTCGTCTGTAAAATCTAATTTCACTTTTTGTTTGTTGTTCATAATTGTTAATCAGTACTTAATATATTGTTTTGAAAATTAAAGCTTGCGGGTGCTCTTCAAGCACTACACACGTTTGTACTCTACAAAATATCCGGTAATCGGAAGATTAGTATACTCATCCACATCGGAAAATGCGCTGTAAGCGACTCGCTCGAAACCCTCTTGGATGAAGTTATCCGCGGTCCATCCGATATTCGAAATGGTGAACGGATGTTGCGTAAACGCAGTTTCTCCGTTGCGCATGTAGCAAGGACGATGAGTAGTTACATCACAATCAAATTCCGTTACATACCAAGTATCGATATTATCACGGAGTTGTTCAATAATATGAACTCCGCCAATCACAATGATTTCTTCATCGATACAGTCGTTTAGATGATAAAGGTTAGCCCAAATTTCCAATTGTTGATCATTCGCGGCAGCTATGATTTCAAGTTTGTTAGCTAGCGCATTGTTCGTTGTTAAGACAATATTCTTGCGATTTGGTAATAGCTTACCAGTCTCTTCGACCAATGCTCTCGCGGTATTAGCGCCCATCAATACGGTTTTACCTTTAGTAAGTTGTATAAACCAGCGCTTATCCAATTTGGAATTGATTGGTTGATAGTAATTGGTATTCTCCCCGCGGAGACCAATTACGCCGTGTCGATCTGTGCAGTATACTGCAGATAACTTAACCATACGAGTCTCCTACTTTTGAAGATTGTGGGTTTTGTAGAAATCCATTAACTTAACTTCTTCTTGTGCAGTTTTAGCCGCAGGCTCAACTGTAGTTAAGATGTAAGCCGTTGAGATAGCGCTCGCTAAGCAGATTGCGCCGATAATTGTGTAAGTTAATTTTGATAATGTATTCATTTTGATCTCCTGTGATTTAAATTTGCGTTAATTGCTTAACTTATGGGAGGTATTATAAAGCATCTAAAACCAGATGGCAACCCCCTTTTGAAACTTTTTTTAATTTTTTTCATATGTGAGGAGTTTCGGTAACCAAAACTTGAAAGGTTCGTTTTCATTTTTTTTTTCCAAGAATTACACTTTAGTGTAGATTTTGAAGAAATGGATTATAAGAATGAATTGAGTTAATTTTATAATAAAACATCATAATCAAATTTTTTTTTTTTGAACCTTCAAAGTTTTGGTAACCGAAACTTAACATCTTCAAAAAAATTTTTTGCAAAAATAAAACCTCTCAAATCTACGCTTTCGCGTCTAAATGAGAGGTTTTTAAGTTATGAACTACCGCGATTGCGGAGATATTTTAAATTTTACTTACCGGATGAACCGAAACCGTTAGAACCTCGCTGTTGGGATTCCTCATATTTCGCCCATTGCGAAGGATTGAGTTCTTCAAAGAAGATTTGAGGTTTTTTGTGAACTACTACTTGCGCGAAGTATTCGCCTTTGGCGATAGTTACCGGGAATTTGGTATGGTTCATTACTTTGATACCGAGGTCTCCAGTATACGAAGAATCGATGATTCCAATATGGTTCAACAGGGACTTCTTAAATCCAAACGAACTGCGCATATGCACGGTCATATAATACGGTTGGTCTTCCGAGATTGACAATCTTACCCCTACTGGCACCACTGCGTCGTTACCCGGAAGAATCTCTACCGTTTCGACAGCCGCTAAGTCGAAAGCCGCGGAAGTTCCGTTATAAGCACAACGAGGTTCCTTCGCATCCGGGTGATCTTTGATCATTTTGATGGTTACGCGGTCTACCGCTTTGTTGTTTGGATATAATGCTTCATACAAACGCTTAGCCATAGCTAACGCTTCTTCCGCGTCTTCAACTCGTTTAAAGCAAGCTAAATTTTGGAAAGCAAAACCAGCTAGAGTATCCAAAGAATTCGCTTCCAGCGAGCCTGTGCAAACTACTCGATTACCTACTACAAAGTATAATGGATTTTGATCTAATTGGATTTTAGCTTTTTGAAGAAGGTGAATATCTCCAATGTTAATTAGGTTACCTAAGTTTGACGGAAATTCATTTTCATCAAAGAATTTACCGTTTACGGTAAAATTGAAAGTGTTCTTATCGAACTTAACCTCTGGTTCTGGTTTCTCTAAACCAGCTCGGTAAAGAGTTAAAATAGCCGCTAAAGCGACCTGGTGTTGCGGTAACATTTGCATTTAGTTTCTCCTATAAAAAATTAATTAAACAATCCAGCCCATTCGTCAATGACTTCTAAGGCATTCGTCGGGTTAGTTGGTTCCGATTCTTTACGCATCTTTTGATCTAACGCTTTCGCGTTTTCCTTGTCAATTCGATGATGCTCTTCCAAGATTTGTTCAACTTGTTGAACGTTAGTCGCAAAGACATCCCGTAATTCTTTTCGCGCTTCTAATGATTTTGGAATCTCCGGATCTTCGAATCTCATCAGTTCGTAATTTACCCGCATCGGGAAAGTTTCCGTTTTGCCAGTATATCGATTCTTGGTAATCTTACAGATAATATCTCCCTTCTCTTTCATCTCTTCCGTTTGAAGCAAGAACATCAAAAAGTCCGCGGTCATTACGCTACCCATAGAATCCGAAACTAAAGAGTTATCCGCTTCCAGGTTGTTCACTGATCCTCTCGAAAGTTGGCTAGCACTGATTATCGGGACCCCTAGACGCTTCGCGCAGGCGCGAGTTTCTTCCGCTATCGATTTGATGTAGCTATATAACCCCGCCGATGGCGAAATAATGTCGGATTTCATAATACCAACATAGTCCACGAATACAATATCGAAAGATAAGTTCTTTTCGTTTTTAAACGAATCTACTAAATTTTCGAGTTGTAAAGGACTAAAGCTATTTGCTGGATAATCCTTAGACCAGAAGGTTCCGCAACCTTTCAATTTAGCCTCGTTTAACTTTTTGATGAACAAATCTTTGTTGAAATGTCTAGGAACGAAGTCAGCGATTGGCATCTCTAAAGTATTCGAGTGTACTCGCTTCATTACCTCTTCCGCAGACATCTCTAAACTCACTAATAATACATTCTTCCCAGCTTTGATAAACCCGGAAATCAAATCCGTCATCATTAAAGATTTACCAACCCCGGAAGGTGCTAAGATCAAATTCAAAGTTCCTGGTAAGAATCCAGGTCCTAATCTTTCGTTCAACGAATAATGTTGAGTCAAAAGACCTGTCGTTTCTTGAGAATAATAATCGATGACAGCAGTAGCATCGCTAAACTCAATACCTAGATCGCTATCAATGTTAACTTTAGCTCGTTCATCTAAGATTTGCTCTGCTTTTCTTTTAAGATCGTCGTTTTTGGTTAATAAACCTTCACTACCAATCTCCAACGCTTTCAAATACAAAGCATCTTTAACAAACGATAAAGTTTCATCACATAATTTATCAGTATTGTATTTCGAAGTATCCAATTCTCCAATTTGTTGGATTTCTTGGAAAATTCGATTTCTTTGATCTTGATTTTGGGTGTCTTTGATGGACATTTCAAGGTCACCCAAACTCGGGGGTAGAGAGTATTCCTTGTAATGTTTCTTAATAGAATTGAAGATATCTCTTCGCTCTTGCGAAAAGAATTCTGGTTTTAAGATACCCAGAACTTTTGAGAAATACTCTTTATTCGCTGTCAGCGAACCTAAGAGAATTCTCTCAAATTTCTGTTCTGGGGTAATTGCAGTATTCGACATCTAAACTCCTAAATTGTGATGTGAATCTCACCGTTTTTGTAAACAAACAAATCCAAATCTGAAGATCTGTAAAGTTTTTGATCAATCAAATTCAACAAGTCTTCAATTGTAACCGGAATTTGTGCATTCGTCAACCCTCTCAACTCGAAATTATTACGAGAGAAAGGACCTACATAGATTTCAAACTTGTTGGTAATACCAAGATGTTTGAGAAGTGAAGTTTCTAATAAACGTTCGAAACTTTCGCGATCGAAATGATCGAAGTTTGCCGCCTTGGTGCTAAAATTTTTCTCGTAATCCGGACCATTGTAGATTGTGATATCTACTCGAGTATTATACTCGCGATAGCTCATTAAGAATTGATTATCTACCAAAATATCAGATTCCTGGTGTTGTTCGCCGTTGGCGATGTTTTTGATGAATTGAATTGCGTTTTCGTAAACTGGGGATGTTGCAGAGTTCATAATAATCTCCTAATGCTCCTTGTTAATTTACAGATATTATAATCCATCTAAAATTAGAAATCAACCCGGATTGCTTACTTTATTAAGATTATCGTAAGCAAACCATAAGCTCCACCAACACGCTAGGCAACCCAAAATGCCAATAATGGCAGTATGCCAATTGTAGAGTTCTGGGTTACCGGGTTCCTTGAATAACAAGAAGATGTAAAGTTCGGTTAACCCAAAGCAAACCAAAGAAAGCACAAGACTTACGCAAAGCGCCACAGTCCAAAAGATTTTATCTTGTTTCGACGTCATTGATTACTCCTTTAGAGTTGGGGATGCTAGGGATGCTAGGGATGCTGGGGATGCTGGTATCGGTGTTATCCCACTGAAAGAATTCGCCACGATAACTTTGATTGGTAAGATTCTTGCGGAAGTCGATCATACTCCAGACTCCCCATAAGAAGGAACCTACTGCGAATACCGCAAACACAACAAAGATCGCTAGATACGGATCTAATTGAGTAATCCCGTAGACGGGATGCTGTGGTTCATTGCAACCAGTTAAACCAGATACCATAGATGCGAAAGCAGCGGTTTTAAGAATTTTTGACATTTGATTTATCTCCATTTGATTTCAATAATTTTAAATCATCTACAATCGATAAGACTACATCGATCAACCAACCTAATAATAAGACCCCGAACGCAAACATCAAAGCTAGCGTAGCTAGGACCATCATAAGAATAATAGCACTGAATTCAGCAAATAACATAATGTTCTCCCGAAATTTAAAGTATGCACGCGAAATTGGTCTTCGACCATATGTTCGCGATATGGATGTATTATAGTATGTTTATTATAATAAATCAACCTGATTAAAAAAATTTTTTTAAAGTTGTTGAGTTTCGGTGACCGAAACTTCGATATTTCATAATTAAAAAAAAATCTCCACCGAAGTGGAGATCTTTTAAGTTACACTCTTACATCCACGAAATCGCTAGACGGTCTTGAAGGTAAGAAAACTTCCGTACATAAGTTGCTTGAGCCGATATATTCGTTCAACATACTTACTTTGTTTGCGTTGTCCGTATGGAATAAGTAAATGTTGCCAGTTTCCGCTCTCTGCTTACAGAAAGATTTCCAAACTTCGCGAGCTTTGATTTTCTTGGTTGCCGGATCATCTAAGTATTTTTGATAAGCTTTCTCAAACTCTTCCCCGTATAATCCGTAAAGATCTTGGGCTTCGTGAGGGCTTACTAACGCGATTTCTTCATCATTTTCCACTTTACTAATAAAGATATCGTTAACCTTTAACGCATATTTTAGACGACGCGCGCGGTTTTCATCGGTTCCTCCGTTAGATTTTAATACTAGCAAATCTAAAATATCTTGATGATACCACGGATAGTAAATGCAAAGAGCTCCAGGTCTTGTGCCACCCTGATTGAATGCGGTTACTGTTGCTTCAAATAATTTTAAGAATGGAACCGGACCAGAAGTCACCCCATTACTAATCAAGCTTCCGCGAGCGCGGAGTTGTGAAATATCGATAGCCACCCCAGCGATGTTTTTAGACATTACGCCAAGTTTATGGTTAATATCCAAAATACTATCTGTATGATCCCCTACGGTCATCAATACGCAACTTGAGGTCTGTGGGCGGTTAGTCATTGCGTTCACCATAATCGGGGTCGCTAAAGTGAATTTATGCAAGCCGATATTGTCATAGATTCGTTTGCATTCTGCTAATCGAACATCATCCGGTAAATTAGCCGTTAAGAACATCGCTACGCGCATATACGCAATTTGCGGAAGCTCTTTGATTGTACTGATAGATCCGTTAGCTGGATGTTTTACATCTCGTAAATTCAAGCAGTATTTTGAATGGAAGATCACCGCGGCCTTGTAATTGAATTTTAGATCGCGTTCCGGTTTCAAATAATCGTTAAGCTCTTCCACTTCACTTTCGGTGAACGAACCCGGAAAGTTAATGTTTTTAGCTTCTTTAAGAATATTGAGATGGGGGTATTTGCCACGATAATCTTTATTCTTAACCCCCTCCAAATATAGGATACCCGCATAATCTTCGAATTGCGGGCTTGCCGGAGTAATTCGACGGCTGGCTACGCGCTCTAAGGCTGAAATTACTTCGCTAGTTCGCAAAGTAGTGCCAATTTCTTCGAAGAAGTCACCTAGCAAGGTTTTTGCTGCGTCTTCCGGGATCCCGATCTTTTCGAGGAAGCTTAACATTTTATGTTCGTTGAAGTCTTCGATACGTCCATCGCGCTTCATAAATTTGATTTCTTTAATTGTCTTTAACATCTTTTATCTCCTATTATACTGCGCACGCTACACATTCATCTTCTGTTTCAATTTGCTTTTGTTGTTTGCAGTAGTATAAACTCTTAATGCCAAATTTCATCGCGTAAGTATGCAAATCCGTGAACTCTCGTAAGCTATCCACTTTCTTGAAATACAATGTGATACTTTGACCTTGATCCACAAAACATTGACGTACAATCGCGTTAGTTAAAAGGGCTTTTTGATCGCAGTCAAACGCAGATTTGTAGTATAGGTGATTTTGGCGAAGATTTGGAGCCAATGCCGGTAAGTTTTTGGTACCTTCTTCCTTGTAAACTAAATCATGCACCGGCTCGGTAGATTCGGTAGCATTGATAGCTTTACCAGAACTCGCAGTCGGGGCGATCGCCATAACTTGCGCATTTCGGATACCATATTGTTTGATTTCTTTTGCTAGTTCATCCCAACGTTTTAGTTTACCAGAACTAACGAAATTTCTACCGTATTCGGTAAGCTCCCAAGCTTGCGGGAAGTGTTTTAATGACATATGAACTGGAGTAAGACCTTCCGCCCATTTTGTGTTTTTGAATTGCTTAAATGCCCCCAGTTTCTTGGCTCGTAGCATACTGGCTCTATAGAGCTGATAGCTAAGGTTGTCCATTAATTCTGCTTGGAATTCTGCCGCAGCTTTAGTATCAATGGCAATTTGTTGGGATGCTAATAAGTTGGTAAGATTGGTTAACCCAATGCCCATGTATTTGAATTCATCGTTGGTAATTTGACCTTCAGTTACTGGGCAAATACCAAATTCGATAGCTAGATCTAATGCATCTACTGCGCATTGCGCAATTTCTTGCTGTTCTTCTGGAGTCGAGTAATACCATTCATAGATGTTAATACTCGCCAAATTACAGAGAGCCACGTCTCCCGACGTACGCTCTGAATGGATTTTGATTTGATTTTCCATTATGCTACTCCTAAAATTTTAAATGGAAGGTATTTATAATAATAACCGCTATAATAAACGCATCAATTCAAAACAACACGCTAAAGCGTTTAATTGTTTATCTTTTGCGGTTGATTGATAGCTTTGATATTTCGCTAACGCGATGACCCCATTGATCAAGTTTTCTTGTTTGTCTCCAAAGATTAGCTCGATGTGTTCACCAAGATATCCAAATAAGTGATCGCAAGATCTTAAACCGTATACTAAAGTTCTTACTTTGTTGATGTCTTTTTGCTTCATCAAAATCATCAATTCATCGAGTTTGTTGGAATCCCCAACATAAGAATATTCGAACACTTTAGTTCCATCTTCTTTGGTATGCAATCCTGCTCCAAGAGCTCCAATCATTGAACGAATTTTAGGGAAGTTAGATTTGATTACTTTAAGAAGATCATCTCTTTCATACTGGACATTTTCCGCGCCTAAAATATACTCTAAGCGATTAAGAATTGGTTTGGCGATTTGAGCTGGGCCAAAGCTATTAAAATCGTAAACCTCTAAACGATCCAATAAAGGTTCAATGATGTTCTCTTTGAAGTTTCCGGTAAAGATGAATCGGGTTGTTGGAAAGCTATCGATAAATCCACGGAAAGCCGCCTGACCTTCTTTTGAGAATCCATCAAACTCATCCATTACTACAATTTTTACGCAATCGCGTAAAGCTGTTTGGCTAGCAAATTGTTGGATTCTTGTTCGCAGAACATCAATACCACGCTCCAAAGAAGCATTGATCCAAAGAGCTTCGGCGTTAAGTTCGCGCATTAAAACTTTGGCTAAGCTCGATTTACCGGTACCCGGTAATCTTGAGAATAATCCAAGATGAGGTAAATTCTTGCCACCGTTTTGAATATAAACTCTTAATTTATCTTTGATGTAATCCGGTAAGATCATTTCATCTAAAGTTTTAGGTCTGTATTTTTCATACCATACGGAACTATGAAACAGCGAATCATAACCATCTTTTGGTTTCGCTGTTAGCTCGTCATCTAATTCATCCCACATTTGTTACTCCTAATGCTATTGTGCTATTGTGCTAATAATTTAGTTAGATTGTTATTATAATACATCCAACTTTAATTTACAAGGGTTGCAAGCAATAAAAATCTCCGCAGATGCGGAGATCTTTAATATTATGAAGGGTTAAAGTTTTGGTCGCCAAAACACCTAAAGAGATTCCACTAAAGTGTATTCAGATAGTAGTTGAGTCTCAAGCTCCGAAGATTCCAATAATTTGAAGTCGCTGGGATCTACATCATCCGGGTCGACGAATTTCGCGCTTATGCGTTCTTTTTCGATGCTGACCTGAATATTACCACCTTTAGTGCGCACAATAGCGAAGGTATTATCGAATTTTAACCAGATTGCTTTTGAGTTCAGCGAGATAATCACTTCTTGGATTTTTGGCGGGCGTTTAGCATCTTCAAAGTGCTCGCGCACAAACTGATCATTAGCTAAGTACCAAATACTAGAATCCGGAATTAAGCCTGCGGCTAAAGCTACGGTTTGTTCAACATGTTCCTTACCTTTGGATTCAATCCAACCCAAAGCTCGTTTTTGAATAGTAGCATCATCAGTTGCTTTACCATATTCATAGCTTAGTTTAACCGGGATACCCGCAATACTTCCTTTCTTCGCGATAGCACGAATACTAATATTAGAGATATCAGTAGGGATCTCAGTAGCAATACCACGAGAGCCTTTGATAGAGTCTACTTTTTGTTTTACGCTAACAGGGATGATTTCACCTTGTTTAACTAAACTATTAAACTTCTCGTTAAACTCCGCAATGTTCCCCTCTACCTGAAATTGACCAAAATCAAAAGATTTACGGACAAATAACAAATCCGCCGGATTCCATTTATCTCCTTGAACTTTACCATAGTCTAAACTTAATAGCGCTGCCGCTTTAGCTTTTAGTTTATCCCAAACTTGCTTGTTGATTACCACGTAGTTGTCAATGTTACCGGAGATTGGGGTACCGGATCGGATATTCTTGCCGATTCGAATAAATGTGTCGCCGTAGCTTTCGTCATCCGCCACGGCATCGATAATTTTGTAAACTTGATCTCTGGAGACCCCTTGACAGCGCTTAACTAAGCTCTCTAAATTTTTAGGGTCGTTGATCAAATCGGAGAACTCTTTATAGTTCGCTACATCCACTAAAGTGGCGACCGCAACTAATGCTTCCATATTCTCTGCGGCTTGGCCGGATTTACGACCTCGAGGGCGCTCAATCTTGTTAAATGCGACCGGGGTATCATTAATCAAAACTTGCACATTAGCGCGGAAAGGATTGGTACCTTGCTTAGCCCCTAAAAGCTCTTTTGCATGTTCCCAAGTTTTAGTATCGTTAACCAGAACGCGAGTACCATTAAAAAGGAAAACCGCGTTTGGGTGGTCCTGTTTGAATTCCTCATATCGGATTTGTCCGCGATACGCGGTAGAGTTCCAGTTGGTAGAATTTGACCAATTTGCCATTGTTTATTCCTTATAAATCCACTAAATTATGTAGGTTAGTTGACCACATTTGTTGAATAGTAGTCTTCTCCGTTTCTTTAATTTCTTGTTTAGTTTGCTTGATCTTCGCTTCCAGCGATTGAACTTCTTCTTTGACCATTTTACCCATCGGAATTCTATGGAGATAACCAAAGCCTTCTTGCGAATCGTTTGGATCCTGAAAGAGTTCGTTTTGCTTGAATAATTTATTCAAATCGGAAGCCTTTAATTTTTTGAAGTCGATTTTATTATTAATCACTTCTAATATTAACCACAAGATCGATTGATCTTTGGACATTTTGGTCTTCAAATTCTCCAAGATCAGTGCCTTGCGTTTTTCGATATAGCTAAGTTTGATATCTACGTATCGTTTTAGAATATCGAATGGAGTTTCCGCTTCGAAAATCTTATTGTTTTCATCCATACACGTAAAGTTTTCGGTTACCGAAGTTTGCAATTTGAATAATTTGATAACTTGTTCTTTGGTTAGAGTCGTTTTCTTATCAAACGTTACTACAAATTTGAAGTTATCTCCTTCGGAGCAATCTTCATATTTTTTGAATTTTTTATCATCATCTAATTTATCTAATACCTGTAGGTAAGATCTTAAATCACTACCATAAGGAATATCCAACAAGGTGACCACGTTCTTGTCGATGGTAAAGTTTGCGGTGAATAACCATTTGAAAGCTTGTGGATTCTCCGGATCAAGATTCGCGCGTTCAACTGTACCGTTGAAGTTTCCAACAAAAGGTTTAACTTTGTTGACCAACTCTAAAGCTTTATAATCGCCAGACTCTAAGAAAACTTCGATACATTTGATAATGGAATCTACTGGGCGGGCTAGGATATTTTGAGCAAAGCCAGAACTTACCCCTTTACTTCCGTTTACGAGAAGAATGGGGAGTTCTGGGGTAAAGTACATTGGCTCGATTTTAGTGCCTTCGAATGTTTGACCTACTAATAAAGATTTGTCGATATCTAGGAAGATTTCGCGTAAGCGATTATTCCCCGCCGCGAAGATATAACGGCTAGCAGAGGCTTCCGGAATAGCTCGAGTACCAAAGTTACCTTTGCGTTTTAATAAGGGGATTTGGTTCGTAGTTAAGTAATCTTGACCTAAAGTCTCTACTACTCCATCTAAGCTCCCGTGAAGATAATCCGCATATTCTGCGGCTTTGGAAGATAATTGGGAAACTTTAGTAAGCTCAGTAATCTTTTTGTCTAGGACGGTGTAGATAACTTTACGACTTGCATTCTTTAGTCCATCGACTAAACTGGCAATTTTTCGTAAGTTATCGTAACTTGCCTGATTTACATAATCCTGCTCGAAGAAGCGAACTGCGTTAATTTCGGATTTTTGGCTCATCCATCTCTCCTAATAAATAAATGTATTGTGTATTATAATAATAACAAAAGAAATATCTCGTCAATTCGCTCCTAAATTGATGAGACCTTCAAGAGGATCGAGTGCTCCTATCGATCCTCTTTTTTTTACCTTTGAAGTATTATATTATACCTTTATGAAGAAATCAACCCTTAGATACTCGCGATGCTAAAGTCGTTCGCTAATATCATATCTTTACGCTTTTGACTATCGTCACCTAGCCAAGCATCTAACATTTCCGCGAAACGCGGATCTTCTAAACTTACCGGTTTTAGAATAGATTCTAAACCATCTGCTTTAATCACTGCCTCGATATCTTGAGGATCTAGCGTACCGAGACCTTTGAAGTACATTAAAGATTCGCCAGCTTTGATATCTACAGAGCCTTCGATATCGAAAGACCAACGTACTAGTTTACCATCTTTCATAGCCCCCTTAACTGGAGTTTGCAAGAAATATACGCGATCGCGTAGTTCTGGGAGAAACTGGGTTATAAAGCCTAACAAGAGACCACGGATATGGAAGCCGTCCAAATCTTGATCCGAGCTGATTACAATCTTCTTAAAATCATTTTGATGGATAATAGCTAACAATTCGCTAAGCTCTTTGTTTGCGGCGACTTTTTGGGCACTCGATTTATACGCGTTTAAGGGTTTCCCTTTTAATGCGTAGTATGCGATTCCTTTGCGCCCTAAAGCTGGAACCAAACCGCCCATCGCGGAGTCCCCTTCTACTAACATCAAAATGTCTCGAGAACCTTGAGCATCTAAGAACTTATCAGATTTGATTTTAGTCTTTTTAGCATCTTTGATCGCTTTCTTCTCTACGCGGAGCTCACGTGCTTGCGTAGTCGCTTTGATAAAATCCTTAATCTGTTTTGATTTCTTAACTTTTTGAACTAACGGATTTAGGTCACCAAGATATTCTCTGGTCTCTTTTGTTGAGTTGGTAATCTTCTCTTTAGTTTGAGAATTGAATCGTAGGTTCTTCCAGCCTCTTCCAATAAAGACAATCTGTAAAGTATTCAACACATCAGCCCGAGTACAGTTAAGACCTTTTGTCTCCGACAATTCTTTAACAATTTCTTGCAAGATAAGATCGATATGACTACCACCATCAGGGGTATTCAAACCGTTTACTACACTAAAATGACTAGTTTTTTCGCTGTTAGCGATGACTAGTACTTGATAGTTATCTGTAGAATGCTCCACATATGGAGTCTCTTCTGTGGTGAATAAACTCGCGATTTTCTTTGGAGTTTTGATTCGTTTGCCATCAAAGTAAAATTTGATATCCGGATAAGTTAATGATAATACTACTAATCTAGTACGAATTGCATCTTTTACATCTTCGCTGATTTCAGCCAAGCTGAATTTTGCGAGATCTGGCCAGAATGTGATGTTAGTACCGGGTTCCGACTTTTTATAATCAATATTACAACTATGCAATAAAGCGTTATCGCGCCATTCTACTTTAGTAGTAGTATCTTGAGTTTTGGTGACACAAACAAATCGTTTACTAAAACAGTTAGTAGCAAATGCCCCAACTCCGTTGGTGCCCATTTGACCTAAGTTATCTTCATCATTGAAGTTACTGCCAGCTCGAGCATTACCCAAAGCGATCACTACTGGGAGATCCTCGAAGACTTCGCGTTTCGATGTTCCACCATTCATTGCCAATTTCTTGAATTTTTCTGGCATAGGGAAACCGGTAGAGTCGTCTTGCACTTCTACTTTATCTTCAGAAAGTTTTACTTTGATAGTAGAACCTTTGCCGGTTTTGATAATAACGTCGACGGAGTTATCGATGACTTCGTTGATGATTTTGATTAATCCTGGTGCATACGTTAATTGCTTAGTTTGAAGTTTTGGTTCCTCAAACACATTTTCAAAGATAGCCGTTTCGTGTTGTTCGTTGCTGACAGAACCAATGTACATGCTTGGACGATGGACAATATGTTCTCTGTCGCTTAGCTTCTTAATCTCAAATTTTTCTTTAGACATTATGATCTCCCAATCTCCTATTGAATTTTGATGTATTATAATATAACTAAAATTAAAAATCAACCATCAAAGTTTCGGTCACCAAAACTTTAACATTTC